GGAGTTTCTCAGTCATGTCTGCAACGTGCTTCATTGCCGCTACAGCGACTTCATATGCTCTTGGGTGCCCTGACTCTTGTGCCACCTCTAAAGCGCCTCTGACCGCCTCCTGACCCTGATCTATGAGGGTGTAGAGTTCTCCTCTAGTATACTCGTAGTCTTTTGTGCGATCATCCTTGTCTCTGTCTAATTTGACAGGTGGTTTAGCATCCTCAACTGATGTAACATCAATATTGAGGATCTCCTCCATGTTCTCTTCTAAACTCATAGCAATCAATAGTAAGTGATACCTTCGTTAAATCCAAAGTCGTCATCTGCTGTTAATAGTGCATCATCTGCAGCAGTGATAGATCCATCGTTATTAAGATCTTCTGTTGCTTTTGGACTATAAGTTCTTTCCAGTGCTCTGCGATTAACTGAAAGATCTCCAATAGTTTCGTAGATGATAGATTTCTTGATAACACCAGATTGACTGTAAGGACCGTAAAAGTATGTCTTTGCAGTAAAGTTCAAAGTGTATACGATATATCTTCTATTCATGAAACTGTCGTCCCACTCATCTTCGTAATTGATACTGTTGAGGACGATAGCGACATCTTTTTTCTCATCCATTTCTGGAATCATATTAAGAGTCACCGAGAATGATGGTTGGAAGTATGGCAAAATTTGTTCTACAATTTGAAGTGCATCATCCTGTGATTTTGAAATGATGCCAAGTTCAAAACTCATATTATAAGGAACAGGAACATATTGAGATTTGACTTCATTACCATTATCATCAATGATCGTTTTGTATTTTTGAATCGGTGATGTTTTACGGGAAGGATCGTAATCAATGCCTGTCATCTCAAAATAGAGACGTGGTAAAGTGATAGCTACTTTTCTATCTACGTCTGGGTTCTGCTCTAGACGAGTTAGAAATTTATTTTTTGGACCATATGCTAGAGGAACCTTTTCCTCTTCCAGCACATTTCCATTGCTAGGATCAATCTTCTTCAACGTGATGTTGTTGAAGAGGGTTCCGAAAGCAATAATGTTTTTACGAGTAATCTCGTTATAAAAATGTGATCCTAACATTAGATACTATCCGTGTAATTACCAAACTCACCAAATGGATTTCCTTCCGTCCAGTCAATAATATTGTCTGCAGAATCTTCGATCTCTCTATTTTGATCGTAGGCACTGTTGGTATTATTTAGAGTGTCGTAAGATTCAGGACTCCACTTGGCACCTGAAGTTAGACCAGTAATAGTCTCTGCTGTTGTGAATGTTCCAGTTCTATTGATGACCTGTAATTCTCTAGTCGAACTATCCCAAGACTTGACTTCTGCTCTGTTATCCTTGGGTGAATAATCGATAGTAACAGAAGGAGCAGTAACATATCCGAGACCAGGATCTGTTATCAAAATACCAGTCACTAATCCAGTAGAAGAAACAACTGCTGTTCCTGTCGCAGTTGATCCACCTGAAGCAGGAGCAGAGAATGTTACTGATGGTGGTAGAGCAGAATTGTAATGGAGACCACTATCAATAATAGTAGTGCCATCTACAGAACCATTGCCATCAATACTTGCAGTTGCTTTTGCCAAGAACTCATCACCAACTACTTCTTCACCAACAGTAAAGGCACCTGTGCCACCAGGATCCATAACGAGTTTGATAGCACTAGAGAACTGTGTCTCGATGACATCAATTTCTTCAACTCCTGTCTCGATATCATCATTGCCAAGTTCATAGATCTCGGCAGTCATTGTATAGAATTGGATCTTACCAAACTGATAGAAAGGTTGTTCTCTTTCTACAAATTTAATTTCGTATAAGTCTTTTGTCAGAGGGAAATACAATAAATCTCCCTCGTTTGGTCTACCATTAACAGTGAGATTATATCCAGTAGATGCTTCGTCCCAGCGACGAGTCGATACTCTGAACTTTACTTCGTCCGTAATGCGTAAACCAAACTTACTAATGAATTCTGAATTCTCTCCAAAACCCTCTACGTTCTGTAGAAGCATCTCTACCTGAAACTGTGTCTCATACTTTGAATAGATGATGTCATCTAAAGTATAATCTTGCAAGATAGTTCTTGGCAGATAGTAGATGTCAGAACCAAATAGAACGATCTGCTCATCCACAAGATCTTGATACAGACCTTGTTCGCCTGAATCACCTTGATAATACGTTGGAAAATAGGGACTAGTAGGCATCTTATCCGATCATATCCATTGGTGGGATTGCATACTTACTGAGAACTTCGCTTTCGATTTTCTCAATTTCTGCTAGTGCGTCTGTGTATAACTCTCTTCCGTTGAGGGTGATACCACCAGGCAACTGAACATTGTTATACTTAATCAGGTTCTGACCCCACTGCTTCTTCATGAGAGCAGTGGCATACTTCTTGACAAACATATCATTGTACATCTCCGTGGCATCTGTAGGATCAATGAGACGGTGACACTCAATCAGGATATTAGATCCTTCTTTGAGAAAGTCTTTGTCTAGATCCATATAGAGACGATCACGACGCATGGTATATCTAAACTGCTGGAAAGATCCATTGTTGAGGACCATATCCAGTGTCTCTAGATATTGTTTTGTAATGAAGTAATTTAAGATGTCTAAAGATCCGAATGCATACAAATCATTCAGGAAAATTTGATATTCGATTCCAAAAAGGTTGGAACGAATTGAGTTACCAACCATTCCAAATACTTTACTGATTCCAACAACATGATCGGGAATAGGAATATAGTTAGTTGCTTCTTCCCAAACAGTAGTTCCTGTTGTGGTTGTTGTAACTTCAGCAAGTCTCGTCTTATCGTCAGCAGTCATCTCATGGACGAGATAACATCTTTCCATGCCATTGTAGCAGTTCTCTTGGAAGAACTGGAAAGTATCATCAATTACGTTGTTGACTTGTTCATCATCAATATTGACCTGCAATACAGGTTCACCTAGCTGTCTCTTACAATAAGTTATAAGTTCAGCTCTCGAACTAGGTGCTGCCATTAGACACAAAAAATCCCTTCTTACCTATTTAGTAAGAAGGGAGATTGGATCATTCAGCAGGTGCTTCTTCTGGAGTTGCTTCTGGAGCTGCTTCTCCTTCGGGGGGAGTTTCTTTTCCTTCTAGAAGGTTGAGTGTCTCTAGACCACCTTCCAGTTTTGTTCTGTATTCTTTTGCCTTCGTTAGGTTTGCTTCCAATTCAGAAATTTGACCAGCAGTAGTCTTCAGTTGGTCTTCAAAATTTTTACGAAGTTCTTCAGTGTTCATTGCCATGGCTACTAAAAAATGGTAAACTATATAGTACGGGTTATTTATAATGTCGCAGATGAAGGTCATTGACACCAGTAAGTTCGTAGTATCCGAACAATCAAATTATAACATAATCAACTACAATTATACACCGATTGTAGAAATTGACAACTTCATCGAAAATTTTTCAGAGTTTAGAGATTTTGTTCTTTCTATCCCTGTAGAAAGAAACGTTTCTGCTGGATTTGAAGTCAATCATGAACATGGATTTGCTCCTGGTTATCACACAACCTTGAGTTACAGATTTGATAATATCAGTAAAAAAATTTTTGATATTATCTCTAATGTGTATCAAGACAATCGTGTAGAGGAGATAAAGTATCAGACCAATGTATTTGATACTGGCAACAAATGCCCCTACTCTACTGTGCAACCACACATGGATCCATGTGCATATGCTTTCAATCTCTGGTTTAATGATGAAGAAGACTGTAAAGGTGGAACAGGATTTTGTATCCATAAAGAATCAGATTCACATTATTTGAATCCTTCACTGGATATTGTAAAATCTGCTAGAATTATGAATGACATGAAAGCTCCGTTCGAGCAATTTAAATTAAAGAAAGCAGATTTTGATTACTCCGAAATAGATGATTCTATATGGGAGATAAAAATGATTTCTGAAATGAAAACAAATAGACTGGTCATCTATCCAGCGGCATGTTTTCATTTTGTTTATACCAAAAAAGAATGGTTCTCTGAAAAAACAAGAAATAGTTTAGCTGGATTTATTATATGACTGAATCAATTATAGAAAAAAGAAAAGACATCTTCACCGATAAATTGATGGTGTTTGGACCAACAGATGGTCCCACACAACCACTAACTCCGTTCGCTCCATATTTTGAAGTAGCGATGTGGAACAATAACATTAACTTAAATGGAACTCTAATTGATAATTTAAAATATTATCTATTAGGAAAAGAACTTGATATTTTAACTGATTTTGATTATTATAATGATGGTGGAACTGGTCTAGGA